GGAGACGTGTTCTAAGGCAGTAATCAATGGGTCTTACTGAACTAGACAGTGCCTACTGTCCGGAACTGTAAGCTGTGGAACAGTCAAGCGAACATCACACAACACGATACAGGTGATGTGACATTTGAGAACACGTTGTTCGCTGGCGCAAGCAGCCGTGTTGTAGACCAAGGTGGGAATGCAATCACGTTCGAGAACTGCCGATTCGACCAGACTGAAACCTCTGGTAACTATCAAGCGGTCCAGACGAACTCCAGTGGTTCCGGACCACTAACGGTTCGGTACTGTCGGTTCGTGAACGGTGTTTCTCCTGTCAGTATGCGCTTCGACCGTGAATCCACTCTCATCGAAAACACACTCATCGAAGATGCTGGGATGTTTGGACGGTTCCCCGACGAACGCTTGTCTGATGTGACTGTCCGGTACTGCCAGGTGGACAACGCGCCGGGTAATGCGCTAACAAGGTCGGCTACTACGAATATCGAGGTGGCTCACTGCTACTTCAATGATAATGCGGCGGATAGCCGTCTCGTCCGGTTCGAGAACTCCGGAACTGGTGGTGGTGTTCGCGATGTTCGCGTCCATCACTGTCGATTCAAAAAGACGACTGGTTCAGGCGCGGGGAACGAGTGTCTTGAAGTATTCCCTGAAGGAAAAGACGTGGAGTTCGACCACAACTGGGTCGAGGAATGTAGTGAGGATGCCTACGAGTTCGCCTACGTCGTAGGAAATGTCGAAGTACACCACTGCGTTGCGGACAACTGTTCTGGGCAGATCGTGGACTTCTTTAACGGATGGGATGATGACGGCGTGGATCCATCTACTGGCGGCGGCCCTATCAACGGTCGCGCACATCATATTTACGGTGATGCGCAAGGGCAGGCAGTGATCGTCACTGACTGTGACGATGTGACTGTTCATGACGTATATGCAAACTGTAATGTAGGTGTCGAGTTAGAACAAAACAATGCAGCGTCGGGAGTATCGCCGGCAAATTGTACGGTTGCTGGCCCGCTGCCCTTGGCCGAGGTGGTAACAAACTCCATCTTTATGACGAGCGGGATGATCGGAAGTGAAAATCGCGTGCTGTATCTCGATGACGAAAAGCTACAGACTCCTGAAACAGCGCCGAGACAGACCGAAATTCGGTAACTAAGCGGGCTAACTATGCACTCAATCACGAAAAATCAGACGAAAAATTTAATTCAGTGAACGACTCGTCTCTAAAGGCACTGTCTAGTTCAGTAAGACCCATTGATTACTGCCTTAGAACACGTCTCCCGCCCAATTCACGAATTCCGATTTCTCATAAAACACTCGATGCATATTTCGACTCCTACAGTAGAGCGTGTCTTGCGCCATTCTTCAATTAGGACAACCGCTCCGAGCAATCGATCGACAGTCAATTCACCCGCAAATCCCGACTCTTTCCCGGGATTTTGCTTAACTAGACAGTGCCGGACAGTAAGTTCCGTCCCAGTCTTGACTCGAAGACAGGCGTTGGTGTACTCTCTTATATGGCAGTTTTCGAGACGGATGTAGTAATCTGCACCCGAGTCGTCCCAGTTGATTCCGTTGCCACTTCCCTCGCTGTTGTCCATATTACGGTCCCGAATAACGTACGGGTCGCCCTCGGTGCCCGATCCAGACGCAGCAGCGTTCGATGCGTCTGACTCGGATTGAATGAATAGGTCTTCCTCGGCAGTAAGCGTCCCGGCGTCCGATAGACCGGCTATCTCTCCTGATTCAAGACCGGTTGGCTCAAGGGCTGGAACTCCTGCTTCTGCCCGTATCGTATTCGCCTCGTAAACCGCATGAAGCCGTTGCTCCAAAACCCCCTTATCGCTAACGAGCGACTTAAATTCGACTGGGATAGTGTCGCCATTCTGAGGGTCTTTGCCAACGATACGACCGTTCTCGTTAACGAGTTTGATTGGATTGTCTGCCATTATTCTGAATAAATGGTTAGGCGGAGTGCTGCATTACTCTCCAGACGGAGTGTGCCGCCATCTTGTACCTCGACTGCAAAATATGACTCAGACGACTCTTCCTGGATCGTATACTGTTCGCCGGACGGAATGGCGAGCACGTTGTTGGTCTGGGGCTGACTCTCCGCAGGAGTTTTCTCCGCAGTCTGTGTCGGAGAATGCGCCGCTTCGGCAGATTCGTTGTCGCTTGGGCAGCCAGCGAGTGCTGCTGTCCCACTTGCCCCCAGGAAGAGGGCCCGTCGCCGAGTGATTTCTGTGACCATTCAATACAACTGTGATTTTTCTGCCTCTGACATGAATGTTGGTGGTGTAGCATGAGTCTCACTCACTGGCTGTGTCTTTAAGAACGATCTCGTCTGCATCGAGCGTTCCGACGTTCTGCACATCATTACCTTTGGCATCGAGGTCTGCGTCGAACGCATGCGAACCAGTCCACGTCGGAGAGATGGAGAGGTCGATTTCCGAGTCTGTTACCGCATCAGTCTGGATATGACCCGACCCGACAGCGTCCGAGGCGAGCTCGATCGATCCGACGTCGTTCTCTCCGATCCCGAGCTGGAACCAGACCGGATTCCCGCTCCCGTTGTCCTTGACCGAGTAGATCCGGCCGGTGTCAAGTTCGAGGTAAATCCAGCCCTCGTCGTCGGCGAGGGAGAGGTCTCCCTCAGCCGGCCGATTCGCCTCGGTATCGAACGTCAGTCGAGTAACCGCCTCGACCTTCTCGAGGGAGTTGAGGATCCCCGCGATCGTGTCGACGTCTTTCGTTACGGCCCACATCGCCCAGTTGTCGTACTCAGCGATCGGACGCTCCTTTCCCGCGTAAACCTCTTCGCCGACCGCCGGCTTGACGCCGGAGTCGAACCAAACTCGTGATTCTGTTTGTACCATGATTGTTTACCTACTGAAGGAGGGACGCGTACGTCCCGCCGACTTCCGGCTCCGCGGTGTCGGCGTACCCGCGCTCGGCGCCCTCGACCGTCGGGTCATCGCCCTCAGAGACGTACATGAACGTCCCGAGCGCAAACGTCTGGATCCCGACGCCGGCGGCGGCGACCCCGTCGACGAAGTCGTCGAACTCCGAGACGGAGATCCCGCGGTCCTCGAGCTCGGACTCGAAGACGCCGACGTCGACCCGCGCGCTCTCGACGTCGTACGGCTCGTCGATGACGATTTCCGACTCGTCGCCGTCCAGGAGGACGGCGATCGCCGACTTGATCTCCTGGACCGTCCCGCTCGAGAGCAGCTCCCGAAGCGCGACCTGGATCCGGATCCGGTACTTGTCGTCCGACTCCCCGGTCTCGCGGTCGACATCGAAGATATCGCCGAGGCGGTCAAGCCGCTGCCCGGTCGCGGTATCGACGAACTTCGCGACGTCGACGTCCTCAAGGGTCGCCTCGAAGTCGTCGAACTCCGAGGCGAGCGCCGCGATAAGAGCGCGCCAGACTTTGCCGTCCGCCGGGTACGGAGTCTTAAGCGATTCCTCGAGCCGCTCCTGCGGAGTGTCCGAGCTCATGGCTTAGTTCCCCGTGATAGTGATCTCGGCCGAGGCGGTCCGCGCGGCCTCGTCGTTCGCGACCGCGACGTTCGCCTCGCCGAGGGTCGTCCCGCTCTCGCCGATCGAGACGTCGGCCTCGACGACTCCCTGGACCTCCATCACGCGCCGGAAGATCTGGTCGTATACGACGTTCTCCCCGATCTCGAGGCCCGGATAGTCGAGGTCGTCGCTCGCGACGCCGCCGACGTACCGGATGATCTTGTCCTCGATCATCGTCGAGCCATCGTCCGGGTACGTCGAGCTCGTCGTCAGCGTCGCGTCGACCTCGATCGTCTTCTCCGTCGCCCGCTCGAACGACTCGGTCTTTTCCGTCCCGTCGTCGAGCGTTGCGGTACCCGTCGAGCTCCCGAACGACTCCATCCCGCCGGCCCGGGAGTCGAGGACCGCCTGCGCGACGACGTCGTCGGCGACGCCCGGCGCGAGGACGATCACCCGGACGCCGTACTCGTCGTTCGTCGAGTCCCGGACTTCCTCGACTTTGACCGAGACGATATCGTCGTCGTGGTTGTATACCCCGGACTTGACCGCCTGGACTGTCGCGGCGCCGCCGTCGGCGAGGGAGTACTCATACCGGAGCTTGAACTCCGCGTCGGTCTCTTTGTCTCGGCCTTTGACGTACCCGAGCGATTCGTCGCCGGTCGGGTCCGGATTCGTCACCGAGTCGACGCCCGAGACCGGGTCCTCGAAGCGGACGATCGTCCCGCCGGCGACGTTCGTTTCCTCGCCGAGCCACGACTCGTCGAGGTCCGTCTGCCAGGGCTTGAGCCCCTCGACCGGCGCCGTCGCCGACGTCGATCCCTCGGCGATCGTCGCGCCCTCCGTCGTCTCGAAGGGGATCCGCGGTCGGGTCTCCGTCCGCTCGGTCGTGATAATCGTCCCCGCCGGGATCGTAATGTCGCTCGGCGCCGGGTCGTCGCGGGAGAACTCGACCTCGCCGGTCGCGGGTCGAGTCGGAATCCGAGAGAATCCCGCGAGCGCGAGCTGCTTGTCGAGCGCCTCGCCGCTCGCGTCCTGATAGAAGCTCGCGTAGTACGCGCCCTCGGCCGCGGCCCATTGCCGCGCGAGCTCGACCGCGGCCGCGTCGATGATCTGCATGATCGGCGAGCTCGGTCGGAGCTCGATGTCCTCGCCGAGCTCGTTCTTGAAGACTCGTTTCAGGTCCTCCCGGATCGTATCGACGTGTTTCCGCTCGAACGATCCGTCGCCCTGGACTCCGTAGCTCATTTATCCGACCTCCGCGGTGAACTGGACCGGGTCCTCGTCGACGAGGGTGACGCCGAGCGTCACCTCAGCGACGCGCGCGCCCGGCTCGTTCCGCTCGATCGCAACCGAGTCGACCGACTCGACGCGGTCGTCGCGCTTGAGCGCCCGGCGGAGCTCCCGCTCGAGGATCGCGTCGGGACCGCCGACCGCCTCGAAGAGGTCGAGGCCGTGGTCCGGCGCGAAGGGGTCCTCGCCCTCGATCGTCGAGAGCAGGATCTTGAGCTCCTGGACGGCGCCGCGAGCGCCGTCAAGGAACTCCGCCTTCTGGTTCGGGATCGCGATATCCCCGTTCGATTCGACTCGAAGCGTCCGTTTGTATTTCATAAGTCTCTCATGATGCGTCGAGGTCGTTCGTCCCCGGGTCGGCGACGTCGACCGTCTTCGTCGACGTCGAGCCGTCCGGTTGGGTGTCTTCGTACTCGAGCGTCGCCACCTCGCTGAGGACCGCCGCCGCGGCCGCCTCGTCGCCGATCGTCACGGCGCCGGCCGCGTCTATCGCGATGACGCGGCCGCTCGGATGCTCGACGCGGACGCGGCCGTCGGGGAACATCCGGAGCGCCGAGCCGTCCCCCTGGATCGCGATCTGAAACTCCCCATCCTCGTGGTCGGGGACGTCCATGT